TGGTCCTAAATCCATATTATTGTCCTTGTATTTCCACTTTTTTAGCTCCCATTTTAGCTAAACTAACACCAGCACGTAATTGTGCAAGTCTTTCGTTCTGTTCCAATTTTTCATCTTGAGTTTGTTGGTTCATCATAGCCTTCATTCTGTCTAAATTAATTCGTTCTTCATCAGTTTGCTTCTTACGTTCGTTTTCCATTGCTCTAAGATCAACTTCTCGAGCTTTTAACTTCAATACTGGGTCAGTATCCATCTGAGAAGTAATTTTATTTTCTTCTTCAGCAAAATCTTTGCTCATTTCAGCGATCAATTGTGATTTTCTTGCTTCAATTGCCATAATTATCTGTTGCATACGCTGTTGAATCTGTGGATTTGGTCCCATTTGTTGCATTTGTTGTTGTAAAATTTGCATTTCTTGTAATTCTTGCACAAATTCCATCTGAACTTGCTCTTGTGACATCAAAGAAATGTGTTCAAGTATGTTTTTTTGAATAGAAGCCATCACAATTGGATTATTTTTTACCATATTGAGTGACATAAAGTTTAAATGTGCCTCAATGTGAGCTCTATGATTCTGTCCAGGGAATGCTTGGAACGATCCACCACCTAATGCAGTGATATGTTCTAATGCTGGGTCCATTGGTTGAGGTTGTTGAGGCGGTGGTAATATTAAATCTATGTTTTTTACACCTAAAGCTGAATACATATTTCTGTATGCTTGATACAAGTTGTGCATTTTAGGATTAGAACTTGCCAATTGCAGTTCCGTTTGGGCGATAGTGATCCTTTGTGTTTGAGAAAAGATATTTGGATCCGCAACCGGCAAGATATCTATCCTTGCATCAAAGTCAGCAGATTTGATTTCTCTAGTTCCGCCAACTACGTCGTAAGGATAAACTGGTGGTAAGTATGTTTTAAATACTTCTGACAATAAAACAAATTCTTGTTTTAAAGCCGCATAAATTCTCTTGTGTATTGCAGACATTACCCGCGATCCACGCTCCAATAATGCTACGGTTGTACCTACAGGCGCTTGTTGGTTAGCATCACCGACTTGCATATCAGCAATGGACGCGAACCGTTGGCCCGCTGCAACTACGATACCTAATAATTGTAATAATGTTGGTGATGGTTCTTTAAATGGTAAAGGCATAAACGAATCTCGTAAATTGCCTCCTGGAGCATCTACATCTCTAAATTCTCCTGGTTGTAATGGTTGTGCATCGTCTCTAACTCTAATTCCTCTTGTCTTAAATCCAGCAGGCAGATTTGATAATGTTCCAGCATCAAGAAGCTGCCTTAAGGCTGTCGTAGCTGTTCTTGATAATCCACCGATCATATGAATCAGCCCGAAACCATAAAAACCTAGTCCAGGTAAAAATCTAAAATGTACGAAATATTGAATTTTTCTTTTTAATGAATCTCCTGCTCTAAAGTTTCTTCTAATTGCCAATACTTCTCTTGATCCTTCTTCGATTGTAACAACATATGGTAATTTAATTCCAGTTGGTTCACCATCTTCTCCAACATCTTCAAATCCTTCTAGATCTAAATTAACGTGGCATTCTAATAAAGTATAAATGTCATCTTGCTTTTGTTGTCTGACTCCTTCTAGTTCTTGTTCTTTCTTAGTCACATCATCAGTTTTCATTTGTGGTGCGCCTAGATCAATGTCTCTATAGAATCCACCAACTTGTTGTTTACGTAATTCGTTCTCTGACATTTTAATGATGTGAACGATTGATTCTGCATCATCTAATGAAGTTGCAGAATATGGAACGACTAAATCATCTGCTGGCACAAATTTAGAAACGGCTCGTCCTAACAAATCATCATAATAAACTTTTTTAAATGTTGAACCTGCAAGTGGTAAGTAAAATAACATTTGATCAAATTCAGATTCATATTCTTTCATCTGATCCATAATTTGATAATTCATAAAGTCTTTAACTCTACCTGCTTGGTCTTCTTTTTCTTTTGTAACTACTCCAAGTATTTGAGTTCTTACTGGTCCATCAGCAGGTAATAATTCTTTGTAAGCTTGTGCTTGAAATTGTGTAACCGCTTCTGCAAGAACAGGGTGAGTTGCACCTGATGCACCTCTGAACGGTTGTGTTCTTTCAGTATATCTAAATCCTAGTAAGTCTAAACCTTTTGTATAAGTTTGTTCCCAGTCTGCTCTTGAAGATTTAAAATCTGTGTAGTCGTCAACTAATTTTGAACCAAGTTCCATCAAGATATCTTCATTCAAGATATCAGCTAAGTTTGTGTAATGATCTTCAGATTGTTCTTGGCTTCCAAGATTAGGGTCAAATGAAACGGTTGCACCACCGTCATCTTCTGCTTGAATCTGAACGGGTTGATCTTTTAGTTGTTCGGATATTTTTTCCGTTACAACTTCTTCGATTTCGCCTGAACCAGGCAATTCTACCTGTGTCTTGTTTTTACCAAGCTCTAATAAAGTCTTGTCTATCGCCATATTTCATTTTACCTTTTTTTAAATAAAGTTGCAAGTCCGTCAGCCATTGGACCTCTTTCAGGTGGTATGGTATCCGTTAAACCACCATCAGCATATTCACCATAATCACCAAAATCTCTAGCTTCGTCTGCTAAAGCTTCAGCTCTTCCTTCTGCTTCACGAACTGCACTAGAACCTTTAGTGTCTTTAGGTATTGGTTTACCCTCAATGTTCGTTATGTCTTTTGCATAATTTTCTAAGTACTTAGAATCACCACCTAATATTTCTTCTATGTTTTCTACGACCTGTGCATCATAGTCTACGTTGCCATCTGGATCTGCATAAACAGGTGTTGTATCTGTAGCTTGAAAATCACCTTTAAATTTAGTTCCATCTTCTAAAGTTGATGGTGGACTATAATCAATTCCAAACTGTTGGCCGTATTCGTTCTTACCTGTAATTTCAATTCGACCATCGTCGTATTTTAAAACTTCAACATCAGGTAAATCTGGATCTGTAATTTTAGTAATGTCTTGATCTATTTTTTCTGCTCTATCTGCATTTTTAGTTATGAATTTTTTAACAAAACTAGGAAACCAATCAGGCATATTAGTTGAAGTATTTCTAAGTTGTTTAATACCTTCAACAACGTCAGCTCCTTCTTTTGCTAAGAAAGGTAATAGCTTTGTCATTAGTGGTGTAGACAAAATTCCACCCAATAGTTTTAATAAATTTCGTTTACTCGGATCCATCTTGTTCCTTCCTGTCTTGATAAGCTTTATATAAATCGTAAGCTGTTAGACCAGCACTTAATGCTAAACCAGGTAGTCCAGCAAACCTACTTATACCTGCAATGGTTCGTGGGTTCAATCCTAATCTTAAAACTTTACTTAATATTCCTGGTGCAGCTTCACCACTCTTAGTTATGACTCCAGTTGTTTTTGATAAAGGTTCCAGAAAGGCTAAACTTAAATATGGACTATCTATTAATGGTTTAGTTGCTGTCATTGCTTTTCCACCAAAACCCATATCAAAAAATTCTTCCTTTTCTTGTTCCTCAAGTCTTGGCATTAATATTTCGGATGCAGAAGCACCTTTACTAATCTTATCTGCCATTCTAGTAACTTCATAAGGTATCGCTACACCAGGTGTTCCTGTTGCAGTTAGTACCTTACCTAATCCACCAGTGATTCCGATTGCAGATCTAAATTTACCACGGCCCAAGGCTCTTGCTTCATTGTAACCTTTTGGTATTTGTGTAGCGCCTGCAACTGCACCGGCTGCTAAAATATAATTTCCATAATTTTCTAAATTAACTTTTTGTTCTTCATTTGATGGATATGTTTCAGGATTGTATTCATCAAAAGGTTTTACATTAATGTTTTGACCTAAAGCTTCTAATTCTCCTAACGGAGCTACTTGTGGTTTTTCTTTGTCATATAATTCTTGAGAAGTCATTTGACCAGATTCCATTTCATTTTTTGTTGGCTCACTTGCAGAAGCTATTGTACTAATAGCAGCAGCTCCAGCAGTTCCTGCTATCAAAGCTTTTGTTATTGGTCTAAATCTAGGAATTGTATTAAAAGCTTCTAATACTTTACTACCTTTTAAAATAGAACTACCTTGATTATTTTTTAATAAATTAATTCTATCTTTTAAAGATTTTGTAGATAAAAATAATCTATCAAAAGCATTTTTAAAATAAGAAGGTTTAACATCACCTGAGTAGGACTCAAAGTTTTGCATAGCTCTCTGCAAACTTTCATTTAAAGGACTATCTAAATCTCCTAGTCTAGGAGTTTGCGGATCTATAGTTATTCTGTTACCAGATACTTGAAAATCACCAATTCTATATCCACCAGTTGCATCCGCAAATTCTTTTTGTAAATTTTGAATTGCTTTTTGGATAGGGACACCTTTGTATTCTTTTGCACCTAGTTTTGCTGCTCTATAAATAGCTAACATTTTTTGATCATAAGGTCCTTTAAATTGATTTAAACTATCTTTAATATATTCGATTCTTGTAAAATTTTTTTTATAGTTCGGAAAATTTTTCATTAAAGCTTTAATGTCGGTATGGTCACCTGCAATTTTAAACTTAAATATTTTCTGATTC